AAATATCCGTTTACTGAAGTTGTCGCAGCAGGTATTGAGATTGTTCCACTTGTATTAACTAAAGGAGAACTAAAAGTTAAAGCAGATTGCTTTGCATTGAATATCGCAAAGTCAGTAGCTAGTAAATACCCATCAACCGAACCCGTAGCAGCAGCCATTGAAATAGCTGGTGTTGTTCCCCCACTACTTACAACAGGTGCAGTACCGCTTACCGCAGTTACATAGCCTGTTAATATAGGAAAGGTTGTTAAGTTTCCTGCTCCGTTTACATATTGTAAATTAGTGCCGTTGAATCCTATGTTAATCGTTCCGCTTGTAGTAATTGGTGAACCTGTGATATTTAAAGAATCTCCGCTTTCAGTAATCGCAACACTTGTTACTGTTCCTGTTGCACCTGAAGCCCTTTGCCATATTGAACCGCTATATATAGCTTGGTCGCCTACAAAGAAAGCAATAGGCCCTGCACCGAAATTAACAGTACCTGCAACATTACACAAATAAACATCACCCTCATTAAAAGCACCACCATTAGTTAAGGTTGGGCTATTAGTAGCAGCATTCCAAACTCCCTTGTACTCCATAACCGAGTTTGGTAATTGAGCAACTAATATCTTACCATTTACATCAAGCTTAGGAACTCCCCCAGCTACATCAAAAGCCAATGAGCTTACCACCCCTGTAGTACCTACTAAAACACCTGTAAGACTTTTAACCTTTGTTTCCCCTGTTATTTGTATTTGACTGCTCATCTATATTAAGTTAATTTATTATGCGAAAATAGCCCTTATAAACTCATCTGATTCAAGTGCCCTTGCTGTTGCAAAGGTAATAACTCCTGTGGCACTATTAAAGGTAACATTCTCACCTGTTGGAGTACCGCTTGTATTGATGGTTCTAACCTCTACACCACCTCTTGTAACCGATATACAAGTAGATCCGATTGCAGCTACAAAGGTTACTGTTGTTTCACCACCTGCTGCCGTATAAGAATAACTATTCATTGATGATACTGTTACTGATGAACCTCCACTTATAACCTGAGTTCCTGTTATTGCATAAGCACCTGTTCCTTGTAATGCCAATGAATAAGTAGATGCACCCTCTACAGGAGCACTTAAGCTAATAGATGTAATGTTAGCAGTACCACTTACTATTGAGTAGCCATAGGTATCACTAGCATCTGCATTGTCATTGTCTATAGAGAATCTAACATCTATTGAAGCTCTGTCTAATTGCTTCTGCATTAAAGCAAGATAGGAGTAACCACTTAAGGCTATAAACCCATCACAATTAACTGTCCAAGAAGTAATGTCATTTTTAAACTCTCTAAACCAAGCTGATGTCTGAGAGGTTACTTCTACTTGTTCAGTAGATGCCTCAAATGAGCAACTTGTAGAAGCTCCCATTGGAGTTCCTAGTGGTATAGTTGTAGTTACTTGAGCTTCATTAGTTGATTGAGTATAAAGGGTAATTTGGTTAGTAGTTGTACCTGCGTAAATAACCTTAATTAGAAGCCTATCTGTGGCACTTATAGTCGTTTGAGTAACTGTCATTGCCGTAGAATATAAGGTCTTTACTAGGGCTGTTAAGGTCGTTGCTGCCGATGTGAACAATAAGGTAGCTACACTACCATTATATTTATATAATTGATACTGAACTTGAGCACCTGCAAAGGCGGTTAAAATAGAATAATAAGCACTAAAAGTCCAAGTACCTGCTGGTATCGTAGTTACTCCAGGATCAAGAGCATCCGTAATAAACGAAGCTATTGTACCTGCTCCTGTTTTATTAAAGTCAACTGAAGTTCCTGCTACTTGGCTTCTGCTTAATTCCTTACACACAATACTATCAAAAGTACCTTGTGCAGTACCTCCATTAAAGTAATAGATAGCGTTGCTATCATATTCGTATAAGACTATATTCGTTCCGTTTATTACTGATGCCATAGTTAAAGTTATTTAAGAGCCTAAATATTTTATTGTTTCTACTGATGCGTTATCGGTATTTGTAATCTCTAATAATTGTAATGATGTTGTTCTATCTCCATAACTATCTACAGTTAATCTATTAGCCATAAATGTTTTATTATTATAGCTTAAGGCATCTGTAGCAGAATCCACTACTGCATATTTCTTATTCAAATATATGGTAGTATTAGTAGATTCAGATATACCTAAATCACCTTCTAATGTAGCAAGGTTTTTATTAAATATGTTTGAGTATTGTCTGCATATTAATTGTGTTAAAGTACTATATGTTCCAGCCTTGCCATATCTATACCAATTTTGTAATTTAACCAATGAACTACTAAACAATGAACCAACATTATTAGATACTGTTAATTCAGGATAGTTTGCTCCGTATGGAGTTTCTATTTCTTTTAATAATGCTTCGTTTGTACCTAATTTTCTTTGAATCTCAAGTCCATTAAATACAGAATTTGATTGCGTTAAGGATAAATTATTAAATCTAAATAAACTAGAAGCAGTACTTACTAAAAAGCCTATACTTACATATCCTATTGCTATATCAACATTATTAAGAGTGTTTTTACCAAATGGTATCTCTAATGAATACGATTGCCTTGGTCTTCTATCGCTTATCCCCCCTATAAGCGGATCTGATGGTGGTATTGTAATAAATGTATTTACATCATCTGACCATTCCCCATTTGAATTTAAACGATATTCATTAGAGCCAACAAATAATCTTACAAATAAATTGCAAATTCCTACAGTTCCATAACCTAATGTAGAGTATAGATTATATCTAAAAGATAATGTTCCATTATAATTACCCATTTTAGGTAAATACCCCAGAGCCCCTATTTCACCTGTTGTCTTAAACGAGGCTACACCTGTTCCTGATTGTTGTATCCTAACATCATTAAATTCATCATCTGTATATTCGTAAACAGTTAAAGAGCCTGTTCCTGATAACCCAGCAGTAAATCCAATTGGAGCAGTAGTAGGGTTTGTGTATTGCTTAAAATCACCATCATTTATATAGTTTTTAGCATAGGAATATGGTGTTGTTACCTTAAGTCTAGAATACCCCTTTTTAGTTATTTTGGTTTGACTATTATTAATAAAGTGCACATTGCCTTCACTATAAGGATCAATAGAAATGCCTGTGGTTAGTGTACCCGATTCTGTTAAATAAACAACGGTATCTAACAAGTATTTTGTATAATAGTTTGTTGTACCAGCCATTTCATTTATAGACATAATCCACCAATTACCTTGGTATTGGAATAATCTACAACCAAAAGATTTAACAATATTATCTACTATTGTAAAGTAATCTAATCCTACAAAATCTCTTCTGAATTGATATGTTTGCACGAATGGTTCGTTATCCGTAGAAGTCGCCCTATCCATCATCCCTTCTGCAAAATAAGAGCAACAAGAATATAGGTAAGTATAAGAATCGTAACCAATGCTATATAATGCCGTATTTAATACACTCAATAGATTTGTTATTCCGTTTGTATTGCCTTCTAATGCACTATATGTATTATATTTTAAATATGATAAAGCATCTACACATACAAAATTAACCTCTTGGTTTGCTGTTGTAAATGGTAAGTTTATATAATCATTAAATAAAAACCCCTTCCACTTTATATTTGTACTTGCTCCTACAATATTTACTAACTCTACATAATATTTCCTATCATCTGCATTTAGCAAATCAGGGAAGTTATCATAATCATCTTGAGTTGATATTAAAAAAGAAACATTTAACTGAGATGATATAATTCCTCCCAATGGATCTTCTTCGTTTGAATTAGGTTGTAATAATATACTTGTAGGCTGATATGTTTTAACAGTAGAAGTGTAATCTTTTTCGTAAATATTTACAACTAATGTTGAATCATTACGAAGTACTTGAGTTAATGTATATCTTAATCCATATGCCATTATACTAAACTTATATTTTGTCCTTTAAGATTTGATGCCTTTTGTGCCCTATTTACAGACAAAAGTAAGTCTTGTCCTCTTAACATAAAAGTTCCACCTCCACCTCCACCAATCATGTCTTTAAGCTTGTCTAAAGGAGCAACTACTTCAGGGTTTGCTCTAGCACCAGGATACTCACCCATTAAGCCCATTGTAGGCCCACTAATAATGCCACCATTAGCAAACTTTCTTGGTGCATTTGAGCTACTACCACTATTAATCCCACCTTTCCCAGATTGATTCAAACTTGACTTTAACGCTGCTCCTGCCGCTACGGCTGCAATACCTGCTGCTATTGCTAATAATGCTCCCATTGGGGTTGTAGTTTCTAATGCTTTTAATGCAGCTAATTTAACAGTTCCATATGCTATTAATTGTTTACCTAATGCCTGTATAGCATCTGCAAGTAAATTACCAAACGCATCCAAGGCATCTACATTTTCTCCCATTAAAGCTTTGCCTATTGAATCACCTAATGCAAATAAAGAGTCATTAATAAAACTTTTAATAATGCTATCCATTGCCTTAGTTGTTTCTTCCCATGTAGTGCCTAAACCCTTTAGTTTAGCAGTCATTTTATCAATAGCATCTAAGTAAACACCTAGTACTTTTGGATCAAATGTAAAAGCAGCCAATACTGCTAATTTAGCTAAGGCTTGTTTTGTATCTTCTATTCTAAGACTTAAGCTATTTTTATTTAATTTATCTTGAACACCTAATTCTGTTTCAATATTTGATGTTTGTTTTTTAGCAAATAAAATAGCATTTCTTAAGTCATCTTCTGCAAATTGTTTATTAATAGCTAAAATAGCATGGCCTATATTTAACCTATTAGCAGCCTGTATTTCTAATTCCTTTTTTTCTTGTGCCGTTCTTATCTTCGCATTATCATCTAATACCTTATTTAGATTTGCTTCAAATAGGTTGTTATTAGTTAGCCTATCTGCTTCATATCTAGCGTGTATATCTTTTTTATTTTGTAAATATGTGCCATCTGTTTTTGCTCTTTCTACCGCTAATCTTTCTTCTTCATTTATTATAAGAATACCATAAGCCCTAAATGCGTATATATCATCTTTGTATGCTTGTTGTTGTGCCTTTAAAGAGTCTAATAGATAATTGTCTTTTTGCTTCCCTCCTTTTTTACCATCATCAAATGTTCCAAAGCTAAGAAGCTTTTTAGCTTCTTTTGCCTGTTGCCTAAAAATTTTCATGACCTCCTCGGCAGCTACAGCAGATTTACCAAAACCTTGAATAGCCTCTTGTTGGTTTTCCTTACCTGATTCGTATAATTTTTTTGCAGTACCAGTAGCTGCTGCAGCTAAATCACCAAACATATTAAATTGAACAGCAAAAAGCTTATCAATATTATTAACAAAATCTAATGGTTTTTTAAATGATGCAATTAACATATTTGCAGACTCTTCCGCTACTTTAGAAGCAGCGGTGTTAGCCATATTTAACTTAAATATATAATCAATATATTTATCTCCTTGATCTATTAATGAAGATTGTACTTCTTTAAATGTTTTTAATTTACCTAAGGATTCGCCTATTGTATCATTATAATCCTTAACTGCCTTTCTCTCTAAGTCTTTTTTCCCAGCAGCCTCTGCTACCTGGTCATTTAATAACATTACTTGAGTCTTAGCCTCTGTATAAGAATCTTTAGATTTATCTAAAACATCATTAAATGCTTTTTGTTTAAGTTCTACAGAAGTTAAAGTATTACCAAATTTAATCATGCCATTATCCCATGCAGTAAATAAAGCAATAACTGCTGAGCCAACTAAATACAATGCCCCTGTCATACCAGCCATTCCTCCTATAAGAGCAGGTAAGTTATTTTGAATACCCCTAAATCCATATGGTAAATCTTGAACAACTAATGCAAGATTAGTCCATTGCATATTAGATTTTTTAACAGAATCACCAGTCCTACCAATCGCGTTCCCTGTTTTTTTCGCAGTTTCACCAACTTGACCTAATATTTTGTTTGTATCTTCAAGATTCTTATTTGTAACTTTTACATTACCACTAACAATGGTAGCGGTTTTGCCTAACCCTTCCATTGCTTTTGTAACGGACTCAATTACTTCTTTTGATATACCTACATCGGCCTTAATCTTAATAACTATATTCTCTTCTGCCATTATATTATCGGTTTAACAATTTTATATTTTTCTAGGACTTGCTTAAGCTCTTCTTCTGTCATCACTCTCTGCTTTACAAAGTTACGAGTATCGCAGTCTAATTCAATAAGCTCTTGTGGTTTAACCTTCTTACCCTTAGGTAGCTGAATATTAATTAGTAGTGTTGTTTGCCATCTAGTTCTAACCCACTCTTGTTCTTCTTGATGCCTATATCCGTACCACACAAAGTCTAATTCAGCCATGGTCATCTCCCAAAACAAATGGGGAAGCACTTTGCACTCCCCCATTGTATATCTTTCTATGTCAATCCACTCTAATTTTTTTTTACTCCATCCTTTTTAGTTGACTTTGTTGGCTTATCTTCTATACCGCTATTCATGCTATCTGAAAGTGTTTTCATAACATCTTGGAACTTTTGGCTAGTCATGCCGCCCATATCATCTATCCAATCACACACTTCCATTTCAGTAAAGGTTGGAGTGATTCCTTGAGAATATAATGGATATTCAGCAGCCGATTTCATCAAGTTAACAATAGCATCAAGTGAATCTTTACCACTTAAAGCTTCTCCTATGTCAGAAGGCCCTATCCCTTGTAATTGACAGAATCTTTTAAGACTCCATGTACAAAAACGCATCGGTATCTTCTTTCCATCGGAAAGAGTTAGTTCAAATTGTCCTCTCATATGTTTGGTTTGTTTGGTTTGTTTTTACTATGCGTTAGTACCGATAGTTAATGCTCCTGTTCCTTTGAAAGAAACTGAGTAAGTAACTGGGTTCTCCATATCAGCGGTCATATCTACACTCTCAATAAATGCTGAACCTGAATAAATAGTATCACCTGTTACTGGAGTTACACCACCTGCTGTATCATTATTTACTGTAGTAAATTTAACAGTAACCGCAGTTCTAGCGATTGCTAAATTAGATAATTCAGTTGTGCTTATGTAAGTAGCAACTGCACCAGGTACTACTGTAGCCAATCCATCAGTTGTTAAAGACCAAGACTTTTGTCCACCAATCTCATCAGCCCATCCTAAACTTTGTTTAGTAGAAGCATCAGGAGTATCGATAGCAATGCTTAAAGAACATGAAGTCGCAAATGCTATTACTTCAGTTCCAATTAGAACTACTAATGAAGTTCCGTTAAATACACTTGTTGTTGCCATTTTATTTTATTTTTCTTTTATGTTA